ACTGCTGATGCGACAATAAATTCTGTAACTGTAGGTAAAGGTGCAAACTCTGTTGCTGGTAACACTGTTCTTGGAGAAAGTGCTTTAGATGCTTCTGTTTCTGGTGGAAATAATACTGCATTAGGTCATAAAACACTTACGTCAAACACATCAGGTAATGCTTGTGTTGCTGTTGGTTATAGAGCATTACTTAATAACACAACAGCCGCTAGTAATACTGCTGTTGGAAATGACAGTATGAAGGATAACACAACTGGAGCATCCAACGTAGCGGTAGGTACTAATGCTTTACTTACAAACACAACTGGAGCGCAGAATACTGCTCTTGGCTCCTTTAGTATTAAATTAAATACAACTGGAAATAATAATACTGGTGTTGGTTATGGTGCTTTAAATAAAAGTACTACAGCATCAGAAAACGTTGCTGTAGGTGTAAATAGTTTAGTAGAAAACACAACTGGAACTGCTAATACTGCTGTGGGTGCTTTTGCTTTAGATGCTAACACTACAGCAAGTAACAACACCTCTATTGGTCATAACTCATTAGGGGTAAACACAACTGGAACAGAAAATTCAGCATTAGGATCGCAAGCATTAGCTGCAAACACAACTGGTGATGCTAATATTGCTATTGGGTATGAAGCTTTAGATGCAAATACTACAGGATCAAACAATACAGCAGTAGGGAGAAGTAGTTTAGGAGCAAACACAACGGCTTCAAATAATACAGGTGTAGGTTATTTTGCATTAAAAGCAAACACAACTGGAGCAGACAACTCTGCTTTAGGTAAATCATCATTACAAGCTAATACAACTGGAGGACAAAATACAGCTTTAGGTCGAAGTGCTTTAGCAGAAAATACGACAGCCTCTAATAACACTGCGGTAGGTCATGCAGCATTAGAGTTAAATACAACTGGAACAGAAAACGTAGCAGTAGGTGCTAATGCCTTAGATGCCAATACAACAGCAAGTTACAATACTGGGGTTGGCTGGAATGTATTAAGTGCAAACACAACAGGTATAACTAATACTGCTGTTGGTAGGGGTTCTTTAGCTTCAAATACGACTGCGGATAGCAATACTGGTTTAGGTTCTCAAACTTTAGCTTTAAATACAACTGGAGCTTCAAACACTGCTATAGGAAGAGATGCCTTGACAGCAAACACAACTGGACAATATAACACAGCAGTTGGTCATCTTGCTTTAGATGCCAATACAACAGCAGTTTCTAATGTAGCTGTTGGATATAATTCGTTATCTACAAACACAACTGGTCAAAAAAATGTGTCAGTTGGTACGGCTGCTTTGTTTGCTAATACAACAGCATCAAATAATGTAGCAGTTGGACAGGAAAGTTTAGGAGCAAACACAACTGGATCAGGCAACACAGCAGTAGGTAAAGATTCTCTTAAATCAAATACTACTGGTGGTTTTAACTCTGCTCTTGGTCATGAATGTATGGCTTTAAATATAAATGGTAGTTCAAATGTTGCGATGGGGGATTTTACTTTAAGATCAAACACTAGTGGAAGTAGTAATACAGCAATTGGAGCAAGTTCTTTAAACGCAAACACAACAGCAAGTAACAACACAGCCGTAGGTAAGAGTGCCTTAAATCAAAACACAACTGGAGAGAATAATGTAGCAATGGGCGCATCTACATTAGACGCAAATACTACAGGAGATGATAACACTGCTATCGGAAAAAGTAGTTTAGGTAATAATACAGAGGGAGATAAAAATACAGGTTTAGGCTGGGGTTCATTAGGACAAAATACTACAGCAGATAACAATACAGCAGTCGGATATAATAGTTTAGGAGCAAACACAACTGGTACACAGAACACTGCTGTAGGAAGTTTAGCTTTAGATGCTAATACTACCGCAAATAACAATACAGGTATTGGTTACAACTCACTAGGAGCAAACACAACTGGAACTTCTAATGTCGCCGTTGGTTACAATAGTTTAACAAATAATACAACTGCTAATAATAATACAGGTATTGGTAAAAATGTTTTAGAACAAAACACGACAGGTGAAAAGAATACAGCCGTGGGACAGGGAGCATTAGACGCAAACACAACCGCTTCAAACAATACTGCCATGGGTGAAGATGCTTTAGGTAATAACACAACTGGAGGAAGTAACACAGCACTAGGAAAAGAAGCTGGTAAAAATATAACTACTGGTAGTAACAATCTATTATTAGGTAAAGATGCTGGAACTTCAAGTAGTCCATCAGGGAATCTTCAGGCAAGTAGTAATATTGTTTGTTTGGGTGATAATAATATTAGTGAAATAAATTGTGCAGATACTTCAATATCAAGTTCTGATTCCAGAGATAAAACAGATATAACTGACTTTAGTATTGGACTTAATTGGATTAAGGCTTTAAGACCTGTGACCTATAGATGGGATAGACGGACTTGGTACGGAACAGATCAAGAGCCTTACGGAACACCCGATGGATCAAAGAAAAGAGATAGACTTCATATAGGATTCTTAGCACAGGAAGCATTAGATGTAGAAAAAGCAAATGGTTATGGAGATACAAGCGATAATATGCTGGTTTGTAATTTAACTGAAGATGGTATGAACTATGGAATAAAATACGAAAGACTCGTACCAATACTTGTAAATGCTATAAAAGAGTTATCCGCAAAAGTCACAGCCCTCGAAGCAGGGTAAACTAAAAGTAACTTAATTTTTATTATGGAAGAAAAAACCGCAGATGAAATCGCAGCAATCTTTAAAGCTGCTGGCGATAGCGTAACTGTTATCGGTACTGCTCAAGCATCAGATGAAACTGATGATGAATTTAAAGACAAAATCAAGCGTAACGTAGAGCATCTTGAAATTATCAAGGACTACAAAAAAACTGATGGAACAACTTCTATTTGGACATCTGAATCTTTTACAGACATAGATGCTGCTATTACTGCTGGTAAAAAACTCTATTAAATTATGAATCTTAAAGAAAAGCTACAGCAGCTTGCACAAGAAAGGCAAAATTTACAAGTTGCCATGATTGAAATTACTGGTGCGATGAAGATTCTTGAACAGCAGATTCTTGAAACTGAACCCGAATCAAACCAGCCATCAGATACAGAGGCATCAACCCCACAAGAAGTAACAGCACCATCAGAGTAAGTGGTGCTACCATTTTATTAAGAACTTCTTTAACCATGTTTCAAAAAATCGCAAACATTTTGAGTATTGTCTCATTTGTAATGGTAGCTTCCATGAGCGGTGGAGCATATCTTGGCTACAAATATGTAACATCTGAAAATTTTAAGTCTCAAGTTATGAACGAAATTCTTGGAAATGTTCAAGGGATGATGCCAAAAGTATTAGACAATAGTTTGCCAGAATTAATAGGACCATCAATGCCTTTACCTAAAAAATGAAATGCTTTTGGTGTGATTCTGAATTAATTTGGGATGGCGACCAAGATACTGAAGATAATCCTGAGTTTTCTGTAAAAACTACTTTAAGTTGTCCTAGATGTTTTTCAGAAGTCACAGTACTCAAAAAAAGAGATGCCTATGACTGAAATACCTCGTTTTCAAATAAACAAGGTTGAGATACATGAAATACCGATATGGAACACTAACGTACCAATATTAAATAATATAAGTAAACCTATTGTTGATATTCCTGGTTGTGTAAGAGTACATAGAAATAATCTTACAAGTCTTATTGATAGTGATAAAGACGAATATGGCACATATACAGAATGTGGTAATTTCAGTATTCCTAGTTTTGAACCTTTGCAGTATAACCCCAACGAATTTGTCTATACACAATCAGAAACCCCCCAAAATCAGGAGCAAGAATTTGTACAGCCTACAGTAGAGCCACCAAAATACGAGCCAAAGAAAAAAGAAGATGATCCTCTTTTTGTTGAGTGTCCTGGACCGAATGACCAAAGAGTGGGCCAATATGCTTCAGAGTTTAAATTGGAGCGTGTTTCTGGTCATTTAAGAAGCGAAGATGGTAGTAAGTGCATAACGCTTTATGAAGACGTTAAATTCATCGAGCAGTACATACCGAATCCTCCACAGCTTGTTAGCACTGCTGTTATTGCTACTGTCGCTGCCTCTACTCCACTATTGCTTAACATCGTAAAACCTTTAGTAAAAAATCTAATAAAAAAGCTTACAAAGAAAAAAGATAAGATAGAATAATTATCCGTAGATGAGTTTAATACCCGTAACTTATCTACTGGGTCAATTTATGAGTATGTGGGATAACTTGATTTGGTGGAGGTGAAACTACAACTCCCTCACATAATTTTGCAAACCTACTTTTAGGATCAAAATATATACCAGCTAATTTTAACTCTCCACAATTTTTTAATCTGGCTATTTCATAGTTAAGCATCTTGGCATTTAATTCTTGCTTCTGTAAATTTATTTGTGTATTTGCTGCATCTAAACAAGAATCTTGAAATCTGTTGTCTAGTGGAATATTAAAAGTAAGTGCAAATCCAAAGTTCAGTCCTAGAGAATCTTTATTACCACTGTAGTTTTCTTGATAGTAGAGTACATTTCCCGGGTTATCAGGCACTCCGTCATCATTTGCGTCTGTTGGATCGTACACGGGTGTATTGTAAATGTAATCTTGTGGTCGTTTCTGATTAAACGATGTAGTGACAAATGGGCTAACTGTCATTTGTGGTCCAGAGCATTTTATATTATTTCCATACATATTTTCAACCATCGGCCCACCAAGCACCTGAGTAGCAAAGTTTGATACGGAACCTGACGCAGATGCGGAAGGAGCAGCAGTATTTGAGGTGTTAGCTAGTACAGGATTACCTAGCAGACTTATTGCGAGAAGATAGTTGTGGTATCTGTGACGCTTGTACTTTGGATCGTGCGAGTTATGTCGGTTACAGATTCCATTCCAGGTGCTTGATAAACTTCTGTAAATTGAAAAGCATCTCCAGGATTTGATTGAGTCCAGTTTGGTCTTTGATCTAGATTTAATCCCTGCCATGTATGCGTAGTTCCGTTTATAGTTTCACTAACTGAGGTAGCTGCTGGAGTAATAGAAGATCCGTCATGCTGAATCCCTGATCCTGTAACTGAATAGAGGAACCCAGAATTATACTCTGTTGTTCGTATAACTTCTGTAATATTTGTGGTGGTTTCTGTTCGACTCTGAGAACTTCCATTTTGAAAATTAGGTATAACTGGCACAGCGTAACAAGGAGCAGATATAACAAAGCCAAAAAGAAGAAGCCTCCTCATTCGATAATAAGATCAACGACAAACTGACCTGTCATCACAATACCTGTTCCTGTTCCTGGTGTCATTGTAATATTATGATTATCTATGGCTACTGCTGCTGTACCCGTTGATCCCGCAGAAGTTGAAGTCAAATCACTGAAGTTCGGAACTGTGCCAACTGTAATCGCACTACCTGGTGTGGCATCTCCTTCTAAATAGGATTGTGCGAAACTGAAGGCTTCCCCCGAGGTCGCTTGCGTAGCAGAAGGAAAAGTTACTGCTGGTACGCCATTAGTTACAGATCCAAAACCACCTAATGTAGCTGCTGAGTTAGAGTCCACGGTTGTGACATTATTTCCGCTTATGCTATAAGACGAGCCAATCTTATCAGCCATACTAGCTGCTGAAACCGATTCAAACTTTACGCTAGAAGAAATACTATGCTGCATATCGGCATAAGCTGGTGCGGATATAAGAAGTATAAAAGGTAGTAGTCTTTTCATTTGATGCCTACTTTGTTTTTACTATTATCTATTATTTTAGGACCATTGTTGTTACCTGTGCCACTTTTTTTGCTTCCTACTGAGATCCCATAGCTTCCGAGAACTCCACTGACGAGTCCAGCCGTGAACGCTCCATCAATCCTTACCCGACCCATGTATCCAAGAGTCATCATTGATAAACTCCAGGTCAAAATCAGAAATCTGATCGCATGACCAAAAATTTCACCCCATTCAATGCCTTCTTTTTCTTCTTTCTCTTCAGCCATAACATTAAGGTTCCTTGTCTAATACTAACAATCTAGCTATGTTTGGAAAAACTAACAAACTATGTCTAAATTTCT